CTGTGGATTAATACACGCTTTAATTACCTCAGACATAGAATGGGATTTGGTTACTGGAGTCTTAGTAAGTACCTTAAACATAAAGTGAAGAAAGCGATTGATTTCGTGTTCAAATTTGAAGAAACCATTACCGATTACTGTGCAAAACGTGGATTTGATGGCGTTATTTGCGGACATATACATACACCAGAGATTAAAACAATGCCGAATGGTATTATATACATGAATGACGGCGACTGGGTAGAAACATGCAGTGCGCTAGTTGAACACTATGATGGACGATGGGAAATAATTTATTGGACAAAGGCAAGCGACAATGTGGATACTACTCCTGTTAGCCGTAAACGTAAGTGACCCAACAGATATACCGGGTCGAGCAACAATACAATTTCGTTCACAGCAAGAATGTGAACAAGCAAGAGCAACAGTAACAAGCTGGTTAAAATTTGAGTCTTTTAAGGTAACAACACAATGTCAAAAATCCTCATAGTAACAGATAACTTACGGAGTCAGATTAATGGAGTCAACACAACCTACAAAAATATCGAACCGTATGCTTATCGTGATGGGTATAGTGTTGTTTATATTGATCCCGGGCAGTTCTCTTATATTGATAGCCCTGGTTATCCTGAAGTCAAACTTTCCTGGGCTTGGTCAATTGGCGAAAAGATTGAGAAGATACAGCCGGATTATATTCATATACAAACGGAAGGCCCACTTGGACTAGCGGCACGTTTATATTGTAATCGACACAATTTAAAATACAATACAAGTTATCATACCAAGTTCCCAGAGTTCTTAAAGAAAATATATCACATACCAGAGTTTTTAACTTACGCATACGTGCGTTGGTTTCATAAAGATTCTTATAAAATACTAACAACAACACAAACAATGGTTAACGAACTTAAAGCACATGAATTCGTTGCTCCAATTACTTCGTGGACACGTGGAGTTGATAGAGATAACTTAAAGCCATCTATTGTACATGAAGAATATACAATTAAACCAACAGTACTTTACGCAGGACGAGTAAGCAAAGAGAAAGGACTTGAAGATTTATGCAAGTTACAAGCACACTATAATATTGAGATTGTAGGTGATGGTCCATTTAGAGAATATTTGTATCACACATACAAAGACGTTAAGTTTTTAGGGTATCAGTCTGGTGAAGAACTAGCCAACAGTTATACACGTGCCGATGTGTTTGCCTTTCCAAGTAGAACAGATACGTTTGGCATTGTTATTATTGAAGCGTTAAGTTGCGGTACTCCGGTTGCGGGTTATCCGGTACCAGGACCAATCGATATACTTGAGCAAGGTGTCAATGGTTATATGAATAATGATTTAATGGTGGCGATAGAATTATGCTTGCCACTAGATAGAGCAATAGTACAAAAATCAAGTTTAACTTGGACTTGGTTAAACTGTTGGAATGTGTTTAGAAACAACTTGATTAAAACTAAATAGTAGTATATAATGATATTATAGAAAAGGGTGTGTATGAAGATTGGAATTATCGGATAAATACTTTATGCATAATTCTTCTCAACCTTATACCTATCTTATTGGATGGAGCAAATATAAAAAATATTATTACGGAGTTAGGTACGCTAAAAATTGTTTACCAACTGATTTATGGATTAAATATTTCACCTCATCATTGATTGTTGCATCGACCCGAGTAGAACTCGGCGAGCCGGATATTATACAAGTTCGAAAAATATTTGTAACTAAAGAACAAGCAAGAAACTGGGAAACAAAGGTATTGAAACGAATGAAGGTAGTTGTTAGCGAAATGTTTCTTAATAAGAATGATAGACCTGCGCCACCAATAAGTAATCGACCTATGTCAGAATATAATAAGAAAAAATTATTAGAAGCTAAATTAGGCAAACCTAGATCTGAAGTAACTAAACAAAAAATTAAAGAAGCAAGAGTTAACCAAGATATGAATTGCCGACTGGGGCATATTGTATCAGTAGAAACAAGACAAAAAATTCGTGATGCAAATTTAGGTAAAACAATGTCAGCTGACACAAAAGACAAAATTTCAGCAGGCAACAAAGGAAAACATTTTGATAAACGATCAGTAGAAACAAGACAAAAAATTCGTGATGCAAATTTAGGTAAAACAATGTCAGCTGACACAAAAGACAAAATTTCAGCAGGCAACAAAGGGAAACCAAAACCAATCACACAATGCCCGCATTGTTTAAAATTTGGTGGAGTTTCACAAATGCAACAGTGGCATTTTAATAAATGTAAACTTTTTAAGAAGGAAGTATAATGGCAATTATCGGAATTATCGGGTTTGGGTATGTCGGTGGCGCAGTAGCAAGTAGCTATGCTGAAGAGAAATTATTAATCAACGACCCTATTGTTCATCCAGCATCGTCAGTTAGTTACGCAACAATGATGAAAAAATGTCGTGCAATATTTGTATGTGTGCCAACTCCGGAATCAGAGGATGGCACTTGTAATATAAGCATTATGACATCAGTATTAAATGGATTAAAAGGTTACGATGGTTTAGTAATCTGCAAATGTACTGCTCCTCCCGATATATATAAACAATTAGAACACGACTTAGATCTTAAACTTGTACATGTTCCAGAGTTTTTAACGCAAGCACGTGCAAATGATGATTATATCAACCCACATAAAATAGTAGTTGGCTGTAAGAAAAAATTACGCGAAGAAGTTGCTGATGTGATAATGGCAAGTGCTGTTAACTTTGACAGAGATAATATCGAATACTGTGATATTGCTACTGCAAGTTTCTTTAAGTACTTCGCTAACAATATGCTGGCTATCAAAGTTGTATTGAACAACGAGTTTTCTGTATTAGCAGGTGCGATGGGTGTTAAGTGGGAAGATATTGCTAGCATAGCATCAACCGATTCGAGACTCGGTGACACACATTGGTCAGTACCGGGCCCAGACGGACAAGTTGGCTTTGGTGGTGCTTGCTTTCCAAAAGATACAGAAGCATTTGCAAAACTTGCGAAGCCACATAATGTAAAATTATCTGTGCTTAATGCCGCAATACTGGCTAATAAACTAATGCGTGACGAATAATAAATATAAGATAATTAAGAGAAACTCGATGAACAAGATATTATTCGTACTCAAACGTAAAGACAACTTTAACGCAGTTGTTGACTCGCACGTCGGGGTGTCGACTGGACTTTATAACTCTGCAAGTTTTATGAACAACATGCTTAACGATAGCGGAGTTGAAAGCAAGATGGTTGTTGTTCCAGATAACAACGCCATCGATAGAGAAGTAACAGCATATCGCCCAACACATGTAATCATCGAAGCACTTTGGGTAGTGCCAGAAAAGTTTATTATTCTAAGCAAACTCCACCCGACAGTAACATGGATTATTAGACTACATAGTGAAATGCCATTCTTAGCAGGTGAAGGTATGGCAATGGATTGGATTGGCGAATACGCAAGTTTTAAAAATATTGTTATTGCCGCCAACGCACCACGTATGTTAAGTGAAGTACGTTTCTTCTTGCAATGTAAGAATGGTTGGACAGACGAGAAAACAAACAGCAAAGTAATTTATTTTCCTAATTATTATCCAACAGAGTTTGTACAAAAACCTTATATGGCCGCCGACAAAGAATTTATTGACATTGGCTGCTTTGGTGCAGTCCGTCCGTTAAAGAATCATATGCTACAAGCATTTGCTTCACTTAAATTTGCAAATAAGATAGGTAAGAAATTACGCTTTCATATTAACTCTGGCAGATTAGAAATGAAAGGCGAACCAGTGTTAAACAACTTACGTGGACTGTTTCAACACTTAGCAGAAAAAGGTCATGTAGTTATCAGTCATGGTTGGACACATAGAGATGACTTCTTATTGCTATGTGCGCAGATGGATATTGGTATGCAAGTTAGTTTCTCTGAAACATTTAACATAGTTGGAGCTGACTTTATTAGTCAAGGTGTTCCGCTATTGGGAAGTAGTGAGATTCCGTGGTCGAGTAATACATTTAATAGTGACCCAACAAGTAGTGATGATATATTTCAGAAGTTAATGCTAACACATAACAATCCTGAGAAGAATATTATGCAACATCAGGGATTATTAACTAAGTATGTAAGTGAAACACAAGGTATATGGCAAGACTATTTTAAAGGGTAACAAAATGAGCGTACATCACAAGAAACATCATGTAAAGATACACAAATGGATACACGGGATATTAGAAGTAGTACATCACAATTTTGAATCATTGGAAGAAGCATTAGGATTTGCTGATGAACATTCTGCTAACAAAGAACATTCCGGACATCAAGTTAAAGTGTACAACGAAGATAACGAATTAGTACATACTACTAACTGCTATCACGATACTTACGCATAAATTAGATGTCTTTAATGGTTTTACGTATGTTAAATGGTGGTTTTCGGTGCTACTATAGTTATAAGTACTAGTAACAACACAACGTTGTTTTAGACTTTTATCTAGGAGAATTATTATGTGGACTACACCAGCAGTTACTGAAATGAGATTTGGTATGGAAATTTGTATGTATGTGATGAACAAATAATTATTGTTCTAAGTATAGAAAAGACACTCCGGTGTCTTTTTTAATGGCTAAATAATCATTGACAGTAGAACAATTTAGTGTTATAATAGTACTTTAAATAATAACTTAGGTACATATTATGTCAAAAATAGCTTCAGTTGAGCAATACAATATCGATAACTGCGACGCAGTATTTGATGGTAATCGATTCCAATTAATTTTAGCCGCAGGCGTTCGAGCGCATGAGATTGCAACAGCTCGTGTGACTGCATCACGTAATGCTGGCGCGACCGGAGTTCAAGTAAGGCATGATAATCTTGCTGTAGTTGCGGCACTACTTGAAGTTGACACTGGCAAGTTTGGTAAAGAGTATTTAAACAAAGTAGGCAAGACAGGTAAGTAACAATTTTATCCGGTTAAGGCATAAATACTCTACTAGGGGTGCTTTAACCAATGACTAAAAAAGATAAGATTTATAAATGTTTAAATTGTGATGCTATAATTCCGTTTAAAGGATATACATATACACACAAATACTGTAATAATAAATGTCAAAGTGAGTTAAGAGCAAAAGATGCGCTCGATAAACACAAAGTGGCATTTTTTGAAGGAAGTTGTAAAAGTAGGCCGAGAATTAGGCAGATACTTGCAGAAATTCGCGGATATAAATGTGAATGCTGTGGATTGTCGGAGTGGCAAGGTAATTCGATTGTGTTGCAAGTGGATCATATTAATGGTGATCCATATAATGACAATCCGGATAACTTGAGACTTATTTGTCCTAATTGTCATAGCCAAACCGATACATTTGCTGGAGCCAATAGAGGTAACGGTAGATGGAGTAAAGAAGGACTTGCAAGGTATTACAAGTAATTTAATTTTAATTGGGTCGATAACTCACTCGGCGAGAGTACTGTGCTCATAACGCAGAAGGCAGGGATCATAACCCTGGCGACCCACCAACAAAGCGTCCGTAGCTCATCTGGACTAGAGCATGGGATTTCTACTCCCAGGGTAGCTGGTTCGAATCCAGCCGGGCGCACCACTTTTTATATAAGGAAACACAATGAGAACAAAGTCAGAATTTGATATTGCAATGGAAGAATTTTTAGCCAACGGTGGCGAAGTAAAACAAATAGCACGTGGCGTACAAAGTGAAACAGCAACAACAAACTTCTGGGGCGCACCAAAGAAAAAAGCCGCAGTAGAAGCAGTAAATGAGTTAGGCGCAACAGGTATTGACGTAATAGAAGAATAATAATATCAGTTCAAAAATAAAATATAAATATATTAGTAATAATGGAGGTAACTCGACTTGCACAATCCTGTAGAAAAACCAACTTGGTTATATAAACCTATCGATGATATCCCTGAATTGAATAAAATTCAAAAGGAATGTTTTCGAATCTATTCGGCTGTAAAGAAAGATATATGCAAAGATGTTGGCTGGGCCATTGCTGGAATAGAATTAGATATAATGAAAAAACTTGCACCAAATTATATTAATTTTTTAAAAAAATTAGGGTTATACGAGATTTATGCCGGTACAGCATTTTCTGCTAGTATAGGGATACAAAAATATCCTTGTCCTGTACACGTTGATTGTAAAGACTGGCGCCAATTACCATTTTCACTTAATATACCAGTTGTTGGATGTGAGGATAGTTATACTGTTTTTTATGATGTTGATGAATCATCCGATCCTGCAAACGCATTACCAGATACATGGGATAATAATTATATGAAAATGAATAAAATTGAAGGAGTGGTCGGATATTCCGAAAAAACAGCAAAAGAAATTGGCAGAATGCCTGCTACCCAACCTGCATTTGTAAACATTGGTATTCCTCACCGCCCTGTGACAAATCATACTAATCTAAGATTAGTTATGTTATCGAGATTTACACCTGACATATTTGATTATGTAAATAATGACATATTTAAAACTAAATTATCAGAATAATACCAGTTCAAAAATAAATGATAAATAATTAGATAAAGTGCTTGACAAGAGTATAAATAGAATATATAATAGTTGTATAAGTTAATAAGGAAGTGAGAAAACAAATGTTCAAATCGTTACATCAGTTTAAGATATCAACACTCGTGCAGTTATGCGGCGTGTCTTCTTATTGGTCAGCGATTGAGATGAATACGAGTGATCGCGCACCGAATAGAAAGGGTTTAAGTTAACGTTTATTATTATATATGAATTTTTACTTAAACCTTAGAATTAAAAACTCTAAGGTTTTTTGCTTTTAGCAGTAAGTGTTTTGGAAACGAGGTCCATAACTAAACACTATAAAGATTGTAAGTTGAACGGGCGGAACTAGGGATGAAGCACCTTGTGTGGTGTGAAAAATCTAGCATAATAAAGTACATTAATCGGCAACTAGGTCCCACGCAATGTGGATTATGTCAGAGGCGAGTAATTAGTGTGCTTTATTATACGCATTCACATGAGTGCGGTACACAATTTGTAGTGCATTTTGTCAGGGTATAGCTCAGCCTGGCCAGAGTCCTCGGTTTGGAACCGAGTTGTCGTAAGTTCGAATCTTACTACCCTGACAAAATGCATTACTTAAAAAGAGGTTAACACATACGGTAATTGGTAGTATAATAGCTACTTGAAGTTAAGTAATACGCTCTTTAACAGTTTGGAAGTTTTACAATATCGCATTCATCTAGTGGCCTAAGATACTGCCCTTTCACGGCAGGTACACGGATTCGAATTCCGTATGCGATACACATAGTAAATTTTGTATAAATACAAGTATGACATATTACTACTTGTATCAAATCACTAATTTAGTGAATGCAAAAATTTACGTTGGAGTACATAAAACGAAATCATTAGATGACGGATATATGGGCTCTGGAAAAATTATTCAATGTGCAATTAAAAAACACGGAATTGATAATTTTAAAAAAGACATACTTGAGACTTTTGACACATCAGAAGCTATGTATGCACGTGAGAAAGAAATAGTAACAGATCAGTTTCTGTTACGCGAAGATACCTATAACTTACGTAGAGGCGGAACTGGCGGATTTGATTATATAAACAAGCAACCATGGGTGCATACTACAAACAGGATAATAGGAGATATAAAGAAAAGTAAAACATTAAAAGGTAGACGCCCTTCTGAAAATACGTTAATAGCAGTAAGGTTAATGCATCAAGACGGAAGAGTAAAGTATGATACGTTTACTGGTAAACAGCATACCATCGAAACTAAACAAAAAATGTCAATTGCGAAAAAAGGAAAAGGATGCAATCAGCATAACAGTCAATTCGGTACTATATGGATAACGGATGGTATAAGTAACAAAAAAATAAAGAAAGATGTTACTATTCCAGAAGGATGGAATAGAGGTAGAAGTTAAGACCATATTAAAACATATTTGACCAAGTCGGTGTTCCTTGATGCTAGGATTAGAGCGGACAGCAGTCCGCGAGATGTAGTTGCGATATTACAGCAAGTGTGTTTTAATATAGTAAGTCTATTGGCTCATGGTGTAGTGGTAGCACAACAGGTTTTGATCCTGTTAGTTGTAGTTCGATTCTACATGGGCCTGCCAAGTTTTAATGGAGTGGAAATACCATACTATCAGTCCGTTATGTATAAATACATATATAGGAGAACTGATATGTTTAAGAACAGTAAGAAACAAGGTGACGCTGGATTAGGGCAAGCAATAGCATATTTTACAATGAAAGGATATGATGTTGCGTTGCCACTAACAGATAGCGCAGACTGGGATATGATTGTTGAGATAGATGGTGAACTTAAAAGAGTCCAAGTTAAAACATCTAAACAACTATCTAAAACGGGTATAATGATGTTTAATGCTAATGTAAATGGCGGCAACATGTCATTTAATAAAAAACCTAAACTTATACCAGAACAACAATGGGATTTATTGTTCTTACATCACTTAGTGACAAATAAGCAAGCATTGATTCCTAAAGAAGCACTAACTACAAAAGGTCAAGTGAACTTAGGTAGTAGTCAATGTAAGTATAAAGATTTTATGATTAATGGATGAGCGGCGCAGTTGGAGAGGCGCGGGAGACTGTAAATCTCTTTTCCCTGAATGAGTAGGTTCGAATCTTACCTCATCCACCAATTTAGTTGTGTCGTCGGTTCGAAGCCAACCTGTAATCAAGCGAAATAGCAGTTACAGTAGTTTACTTGGTAAAACAACAACAATTTTTGTAGTAAATTTAATAGGAGCAACACATGAAGCGAGTTAAACTTTAGTGTCGTCTTTAATCCCATTGTACTGTATTAAAGGTAACGGCACGTTAAATCTTTAATACAGTACAATGGGAGTATGGTGAAATTGGTTATCACATGGGACTTTTAATCCTTCGTTCAGAGTTCAAGTCTCTGTGCTCCTACCATAAGAAAGTACATTGCTAACGCCTCTGAGAAGGGTTCCGGTAGTCCTGTATCAATTAATAGCTAAGTCAGCAGATGGGTTCGCTGAATGTAGTGTACTTCCTTATGGTTTCAATGTTGTTTATAGTGTAGCGATAACACCCCATCCTGTGAAGATGGTATCACGAGTTTGAACCTCGTTAGACAACCCAACTTTTAATATGGCTTCCGTCCGTAGAATACTGCTTGCAGTCGGCCCGGAAGTTCTTTGGCCGATTCGTATAATGATCATTACACGGGATTGTCTATCCTGCTATGAGAGTTTGATTCTCTCATCGGTCGCCAAGTTTTAAAATAATAGTTGACAGTGTGTATTAGAACTGTTACACTATGTAGATAGTAACAAATAAGTATTTGGAAGAAAGTCGCAACTTAATGTATTCGTGGGAAGGAGAGTGCGACATCCCGTCCGAAAGAGTAGGTGATGCTACGGTGTAACTCCGTCATTTGAATTACTGTATGATTCTGCACATACTTAACAGGCATGTATTTGCCGCAGAACTTATATCGCGGAGTGGGGAAGTGGCAACCCGGAAGGCTCATAACCTTTAGATCGGCAGTTCGAATCTGTCCTCCGCAACCAGTAATGCCGCCTTAGCTCATTTGGTAGAGCAACGCACTTGTAATGCGTAGGCGCCCAGTTCGAACCCGGGAGGCGGACCAATTTTAATGCGGCTATGATGTAATGGTAACCTAAAACTTTGCCAAAGTTTAATCGCGAGTTCGATTCTCGCTAGCCGCTCCAAATTTTGCTTGACAAAATGTCAAAACGAATGTATAATACACTTAATTAAAAAAAGGAGGCTGACATGTACTACGATGAAGTAAAGTTTGAAGAATTAAAAGGTAAGGTATTAGTTAGTGCAACAGTCTCTGACTATAAAGATGAAATGAAGTTTGTAACAACAGACGGCGAAATATATACTTTGTATCACGCACAAGATTGTTGTGAATCAGTGGAAATTGAATCTATCGTTGGTGACTTAGCTGATTTAGTTGGCGAAGAAATCTTAATGGCAGAAGAAGCACAAAACTTATTTGACTTGATTAAATCTGCAGGAGTCGAAGAAGAAGATGAATACGGTTCACACACTTGGACATTTTACAAACTAGCAACTCGCAAAGGGTACGTTGACATCAGATGGTATGGTTCGAGCAACGGGTACTATTCAGAGGAAGTTTCTTTTAAAAGAGAGAAATAATATGACTTCTAAAAAACCACAGTGGGTTAAAGATAAAGAAGCACTGCAAACTGCGCCCCCAGAGACAATTATTATAATTGGCAAAATGGGCGCAGATGGTGTTATTAACGGTCGGCTACCGAGCGGTGAAATCTATCATCGCAATAAAAGGCAACATAGATAATGGACTTTACAATTGACCCAGAGTACTTAACAAGTGTAACTATTCGCGATGAGTGGAACACGTATACACGTAATGGTCGTGTACCTACAGCAGAAGAACTTATTTTAATTATTCAAGGCAAGGGTGAGTGCTCGACTACTAGTTCAGCCGACCACCCAGAGTTTGCTAAGTTACGTGAGGAACTAGGTTTGCTACGTTATATTCATATACAGCGTAGTTGGTGGAATGGCGATAGTGTATTAAAACCATTCACACTTAACGGAAGAAAGTTTAAGGTAGGAGCACAGTTTAGCAGTGGTAGTGCAATGGGTACACACCTTATTGTACGTGCTAAACACCCAGAATATTATAAGGATGAATATGATGATTAAACCATGGATTGAAAACGTTAGTATGAAAGACGTACAAGTAGGCGAGCACTTTGATGCTGGCACTAACTCTATGCTTATTCAAATCGTTGACCCTATTACTCTTTTTCCAACACCAAAGTTTGCATTTAAAGAAGTGCATCAGTTTAAGTTTTTAGATGCAGAAGATACTGACGTTGCAGAGTACGGCGAAGAGCCATTGATTAGCGATCAGCAAGCAGAAGCAATTTTACAGTTGCTACAACGTGCGCTAGCCGACAATATGAACATTGTTGTACATTGTCACGCTGGTTTATGTCGTAGTGGTGCAGTAGTAGAAATTGGTGTTATGATGGGCTTTAGAGATACTGAAAAGTTTCGCAGTCCTAACCTACGTGTTAAACACAAACTAATGAAATTGCTTGGGCTAACACATAACCCAGATGAGCAACACAACTGGCGTGATGATTATAGACATCACTTAACTAAAAGCAATATGTAAAGGAGTAGTACATGATTAAGTTATCCCCAACGGGTAAGATATCCAAAAATGCTAACAAAGAACTTTGTCTTAACACCGAGTTCAAAGTTAGCATTGATGTACGTAATGTAACGTACGATAACATTGATGAAAAGATTGCTGAGCTTATTGCAGAGGCACACAAAGTCAAACAAG